GTTACTGGGTCGGGTGTTACGTGTATGTTTCTCATTAACAAAAAAAGTATGTTGAATCAATCACGGCTTCTGGTTTTAGATCGCCAATGATCGGTGGTAATTCTTCAGCTCCTATTGCTAGGGCGAAGTCAGTTAGGGGTTCATGCTCTGCGAACAGGTGCATGTAAGTCTCGCGTACTAGATACGATAGTGTACACATATCAGTAGCTCTGCATAATACACTATCATGTATCAATGCGATTGGAAAGTCTGTTGAGATTGTAGCTAGATGAAGTAAACTAGCATCTAGTGAATGTATCAGGTTAGGTGCAGTAGCATTCTTGTGATGCTTGAGGTCTACACCTTTCTCAGCTCCGGCAATGTGTATCTTACACTGACCCATGAGCTGTGTACGTATAAAGCTAGTCTCACGTTTCATTAAACGTTGCTTAACATTAAAACCTGAGGGAGTGGTCCATCTGATTTCGTTAGCTCCAGCCTTTACAGCACGTGCAACCTCCTGTTCAATCCATTTCATTACGCTCATTGCACCGGGAACGACTATGTTCATTGCTTCCCGGACAGCAGATACACATAATGTTAGTTCATCCTTGTTAACCTCTATGCCTTTCTCCTTGAATGCGTCCCTGATGTAGGAACGATTAGAGAATGGTTTAGCATTGTAGGGTATAGTCATCACGCACCTCTTGGTGACTTTCCTGTCCCAGTAAGGTACTAGACGTTCAGGTATTGAACCTTTACTTTGCTCTGCAATTATAGCATACGCATCTTGTGGTTTGTCACTGTTCACGACATTTACCATGCGTGCGGTACTTACATCCTTGGCAAGTCCAGCTAATATTTGCAGACCACTACATGTAGCGTCTACCGCGATTGGCAGATGTGTGTGAAAGCGATGCTCGAAGTGAAGCTCGCAAAATTCGTTACATGCAGCTAGAAATAGCCATGGTTCGTCAGCATTTTCCCAGTCGGCTATGTTGTCGATAGGGTCACGCCATACTCTCTGTACCATTTCATAGTTCTCTGCTTTGTCTATCCACTCTAGCCTCTCTTCCATTGTAGCCTTGTCTAACCCATACGTGGTAGCTAACTGGAACTTAATCCATTCCATGCCCTTCTGGGTTATCTTAGACCCCTTAGAAAACAATAACAAACTTTTTCCAAAGTCGGTGTCTTGTGGTGTGAGTAGGTTGGGGATAGGGTATGCTCTACCTCTGTAGTCGAATGACCAAGGGATATAGAACTCTTTATCTTTAAACTCGTCAACTACTTCCATAGTCATACGAGTACGACAGGACTTACGTACTTCGGCAGCCTGTAACTCTCTACATATCTTAGCTTCTGTCTTCCACTGCCTCCTTGCTGTCTCATTTGTCTCAATATCAACAGGCTTTGGAGGTACGATATGTTCCATTACAGGTCGAAACTTTCCTACACTTATACCTCTATCTTGTAACTCCTCCGCTACACTAACTATAAACGGATTTAACTTGTAAGATACTTGTTGAATCTTGTTTATAAAGTTATAAGGTATTTCTCCCTGTATAAGGGGACTATCGGTTCTCCTGATAAGAGCATGGCATCTAGTCAGATCGTTGAGATAGTAGCCACCGTCTTGGAGAGCGTGCCAATTACGTGGAGGGATAAGCATAGGCTTAGCAAGTGGACTGAATAGTTCAGCCATTCGCATGATTTCTGCATTGTGTTTAACTAACAGT